AGAAAGAGGAATAAGTTTGATCAAAGAACCGAAAATACTCATGGTAGCTTAAAGGGAAGTTTTGTTCCAAAAAGTCAAAATCAATGGATAGGAATAAATACTCCTGATGATGATAGTTCTTTTGTGGTCACCGAAAATGGAGCAAATGCAAAGATTACCAAAAAGGCAGGTAATACTACTTGTATGATGAAACATGCTCCAATATCATTAACAGGTGGAAAAGTTATATATAAATTAACAAAAATTACTGGTGGTGTTAATGGTGGTTTCCGTGTAGGATTATCTAGATCTGCTGATAAAACGCATACTCATCCTGCTTATTGTTCTGATACTGGTCAGGGTTTCTTTGATTATGAAATTCGAACAAATGTTAATGATGGTGATACAATAGAAGTTTTACATTCAGTAGTAGATCCAAATGATAAGACAATGATTAAATCTAGAAAGGTTATCTATCATGGATGGGATGGTAATGCTGGTCTTTGTCCAGCAAATCCATTAAAAATTTCATCTGATAAAATTACTCATCTTGCTTTCGAATGTAAAGGTGAAACAATTAAAGCACAATATTCCAAAGATGGTGGAAATACTTTTATTTCTCTTGTAGCTTATCAGCAAACATTAGCAGGTAACGGACAGAAAAAGGTTAATTATTTTAAACCAATTAATCAATGTAATTGGATGATGTTTGGAAAAATTCATATGGAAAAAGTTGATGATGAAATAGAAGTAACACAATATACAGGTATTCCTGCTCAACAACCGACTAATGCTGATGTTTATTATAGTAAAGGATTAGTTGGTTGGGAATACAGAGGAAAAAATAAAGATTGGTGGGCAACTATGCAAATATTAAATAGAGAAAATATGTATTGTAGAGATATAGATACAAGATTATATAATGATATAGATATAGCCACAGAAAAAGCATCATTTAAATCTGTGAATGCTTCCAAGGGGGTAGCATATAATATTGTTATGATTTTATCTCAAAGCAATTTATATCATAGAACTATTGGAGCAAATGCTATGAATTCATTTGGATTTGAGGGGGATGGAGTAGTAGATAAACCTTCTCTTGATGGAACAAAGGTAGTATTTGCTAGTAATCAATTACCGAAAATTGTTGATGGTGGTCAATCTTTATTTGTTCGAGTGAATAATTTTCCATATCAATCTTTTAATGCTCTTAAACATACTCCATCTAAAATATTATACCATATTCCACAATTTACAAATGCAGGAGAAGAATTTGGTGCTTTATATTTCGAAGCAAATGAAAAATGTTATCTTTCACTTAATAATCCACAGCCAATAGTAATGAATGAATTTAATGTTGATATTGTTCATAAGGACGAGAGGAGAGCATCTGAATTAGTGGGTGATACATGTTTAGTTCTTCATATTCGGAAAAAAGAAAAATAGATTTATTATTTTTTAAAATAAACAAAATAAAATAAAAATATATAAATATAATATAAAAATATGAGTGAAGAAGAAGATAATAATGATATTTATCAAGATTTAAAAAACAATGGATTTGTTGATGAAATTAATGATGAAGATGGATCTGTTGATAATTCTGAATTTGTAGAAAGTGAAGAGGAAGAAGAACAGAATGTTTTTGATAAACCAGTAGCTAAACCTGTTAAAAAAAAGAGAGAATTAAGTGCAGAACACAAGGAAAAATTAAGACAAGGAAGATTAAAAGCATTAGAGAATAGGAGAAAAAATGCTCAACAAAAAAGAGAAATGAAAGAATTATCAAAAAAAAAGAAAGAAATCGAACATAAAGTTTTAAAACAAGAAGTAGAACAATATGAAAATCCTACAATTGATTATTCACAAGATTTCCAAAAAACATTTAATTTTACAGAAGAACAATTAATCGATTTACAAGAAAAAGCAGTAGAAAAATATGATACAAAAAGGAAAGCTAGAAAGCAAGAAAAAAAGAAAAAACAAGAAGAACATGAACATACACAGAAAGTTAAGAAAGTAATTCATAATACAACATCGACATTAGATAATGCTTGGTCTTATTATATTCCTCAATAAATTTATTTTTGTAATAATATATTTTTATATTTATATAATTAAAATGGAAAAAAAACAATTATATAAACCTTTTGTTAGTAAAGCAAAAAATAAAAAATATTCTGTTTATGTAAAATCTGCAAGTGGTAATCCTAGATTAATTCATTTTGGAGATAAAAGATATGGACAATTTAAGGATAAAATTGGACATTATAAATCATTAGATCATGGTGATCCTAAAAGAAAAAAAGCATATTATTCTAGACATGGAAAAGCAACAGATAAAAATTCAGCTAAATATTGGTCACATAAAATTTTATGGTAATTATAATTAAAAAATAATATTATATATAATATATTAAATATGGTTAAAAAGAAAACAGAAAATCCTAATCTTGTAGTTCCTACAATATTAAAAGTGAGAGATTTAGAAGATAAATCAAAATATAAACAGCTACATCCAAATTTACCAGTTCCTCCATTTTGTATGCTCTGCTGTGGGTCTGTGCGTAGCGGAAAATCTAATTTTATTGTTTCTGCTTTAAGAGGAGAACCTGAACAAAATGGATTTTTTGGAACAGATTATTTTGATAAAGTTGTAATCATGAGTAATACAATTAATAATGATCCAAAGGGTAAATTTTTAATGGATGCATTTGAGGTTATAGATCATTATGACGATAAATATATCAAAGAATATATTGAGGAACAAAAAGAATTTCCAAGAGAAGATATGCCGACAGGATTAATTGTTCTAGATGATATTATATCAAGAGATTTTAAACGAACATCAGAGATTTCATTTTTATCCAGCCGATATCGACACATAGAAACATCAATAATTTTAGCAGTCCAAAGTTTTCGAGCAGTATCAAATGTTATACGGAATAATTCTGATTTCATCTGTATTTTTAAACAAAATAATTTTAAAGAACTTTCTAAAATTGCAGAAGAATATTCTGATTATTGTGGATCAGAGGAATTATTTATGAGATATTATAATTATTGTATGAAAGAAAAATATAATATTATGGTAATTAATGCTCAACAAAATCCAGCTATATTCATGAAAAATTTTGATACAATTATGGGTCATGGAGATAAACCAATAATTACATTAGATCAATTAGATAGTGAAGATGAAGATGTAATTAATTATGAAGAACAAGATACAAAAGCAAATGAAGATTAATTATTTTTCTGTTCTATAACAATATCCAAAAATCCAACAACAAACACATCTAAACATTTATAATATATATTTTATTTTAATTTTTGATTAATTATATTTATATCAATATAATATATAAATATGAGTGACTTTGGAATGAGCAGTTTTAACAATGCTATCAATCAAGCTAGTAATTCTTATAATGATGGAGTTCTCGACCATAATGAATTATTGGATCAACATCTAAATACAGCATTAGATACTATAAAAAATAGTAAAGAAGGTAAAATTGCAGAAGTTTTAGTTCATACAGGAGACGCAGGAAAAGAAGCATTTTATTCATCTGAATTAAGTGAAGCAGTCAAAAATTATAAAAGATATAAAACACAATATAAAGTTGATGATGTTGGACATATTACCGCAAATAAAAATTATTTATCTGATAAATTTAAAAAATTTAGAACAGGTGATAAAAATAATGATGATGTAGATAAAGATAGCACTGGAACACAGGTAGAAAGAGATACAGGAGCAACACCTCCTTCTGATGATCCTGTTGGAGCAAGGGTTTCAGGTAGGATATCAAGGACAACATCAGCAGAAAGCACTGGTGTAGAAGCTGATGCTGGTGAAGATGAAGGTGCTGGTGAAAGTTTAGAAAGTGCTGTAAAATCAGGAAAAACAACATTATTTAAATCTAGTGAAGGAACAGATGCATTGGCTCAAAGAGTTCGACAATTTGGGGTGAGAGAAGATCCAAGATTTAGATTATCCATGAGTGATGATGCTATTGATACAGCAGGAGAAAATACTGGATTAACTGGAACATTTAAAGGTGTTTCTTTACAGAGACAATTAGCAGTTAGAGAACCAGCTAGACCAAGATCTCCTGATCCTGAACCTGAACCTGAACAAATACAAGATAGAAATGAAGATACTGGAACAGAAAATTCAGGAGATACTGGTGCTAGAAATGAAGAACCAGCACCAGCAAAATCAACCGATACATCATCAGCACCGACTACAAATGAAGAAATTGTTCCTTCTTCTGATGATGCCCCTGTAAAATCAATAGGAGGAAAATTAAAAACTGCAATATCAGATAAAACTGGTATTACAGAAGAAGGATTAGATGCTGGAATGTATGGAGCAAAAAAAATTATTGGTGGAACTATGGGTGTTGTATCAACTATAAGTGATATAAGTTCAGGTAAATTATCAGGTGATAATACAGCAGAAAAAGTTGGTGATGTTCTTGGACAAGTTGGAGCATATACAGATTTAATTGGAACAGCTATTCCAATATTAGAACCACTTGGAGCATTGGTAGGAATTGCTGGTGGATTAGCAGAAGGAATTGGTCACATCGAGGATGATGTGGATGAAGCTAAAAAAATAAAAGATAGAGAACAAGACGCAAAAGATAAAACAAACGCATTAAAAGATACAGCAGGAGCATCTTTTCAGTATAATCAGATGGGTTTAACATCTTCCATGAGTAAAAATCCAAGATTACAAATTTCAGGAACAGGTGCTTTTTAAAAAAAAAATTTAATTTTATTTTATATATTTATATTATTATAAATAATGTCTGATAGTTTCTTTAACATTGATGAAAGTGTTCCAATGCCTTCTGAACGAATTTCCATCCATCCTATTAATAATCTTGATCTAGGAGAAAATCAAAAATTAGAATTTTTTATTGATCCTTCATCTGCACAATATATTAAGCCACGAGCATCCTCTATTTCTTTTAAAGTTAAAATTAATCTTCCTGCTGGTGTAGATCCTTGTCGATTTACCCTTGATCATCAGAGCGGAGCAAATATTTTATGCAAGGAATTTAGGTGTTGGTCAGGAGATAGATCCGTTATGTTAGAGGAAATTGTAAATATGAATTCTCTTGTAGCATTAAAATATGATTATGATAATGATAAAAATGAAAGAAATAAGAGAGATTTAACAGAAGGAACTATTTCTTTTGATCCAGCTAGTAGATGCACACAAGGAGGATTTCGTCAGGATGGTAATATGTTACATAATAATCCATATATGGATAATCATCCAAATAAACTTACTACTCAACCTAATTTTGATGCTACTGGAAATTCAGCAAATAAATTTATCGAAGCAAAGGTAGTATTGCCCCTAAATAGTGGTCTATGGTCACAAGACCGAATGCTAGTAGTAGAAGCTATGGGTGGTCTCCGTCTCGAATGGATTTTGGAGGAAAATAAGAAGGTTTTCAGAAAGTTAGATAATGTTAATTTATACAGAAATCCATTAAGTAATCCATTTTTCTTGGAAAAAACTGCAAATGGAGGACAAAAAGCAGCCGTCGGTGATAAGGTAACAAATTTATTTATTAGTGGAAAAAATAACATGAGACAGGTTGATAATTTTCCATTTGTGATTGGTCAGAAGGTAAAATTTGCTGTGGTTAGTAGTTCTACTGGTGGTGTAATTCCTGATAAAATTTCATCATTACAGGTTGGAGGACAGGATAGCGGAATTATAAAAACTATCCAATTTGAGCCAACCGCAAATGGAGGAAAAGGTGCTATTGCTATTACATTTACAGAAGAAAATACTATTGCTGGACATGATATAGATCCTGATGCTAGTGTAATTATCGATAATTCTGTTCTAGGTGCTACCACATACAATTTATCATACACTATTAGTGATGCTGAATTACTGATTACAAAATTAATGCCTCCTGCTCCACTTGTAGCTTCTATAAATTCTCTGATTAAAGAAAAAGGTGAATATAAATATGATTATCCAACTTATACTTGTTATAAGATTTCTCAACAGAAAGGAGATCGAATTGCTAATTTAAGGTTACCAATAAATAATTCTAGATGTAAAGCTATCGCATGTATCCCTACCGATGCTGAAATTTATTCAGCAAAGGATCTTTTACTTTGTAAGGATACATATCCATATGATAATGATCAAACTGATTATGATGGAACTAAACCTTTCCAATCTGTTCTCCGTTCTAACCGCACAGGAATTACAGGAATTCCAGATAAAATTTCCAGCTATCAAATGGTCTATAATAATAAATTAAATCCTAGTGAGCCAGTATCACTTACAAAATTATCTACTGGACAATCATTAGATCAGATTAATTTATATGAAAATATGAAAGCACTAAAACAAATGGGGTTTAAATGCACATCTCTCAAAAGTTATTATCATAATTTCTTTATTGGTCGAGCATTATCCATGGGTTCAGGAACTTATGATGCTAGACAGAAAGGAGATTTTAATTTACAGGTAAATTATGAAGTTGCTGGTGCTAGTGGTGTTCCTCTCAAAGATAAGCTATGGTTGTGTTATGTCCATCATATTCGTCGTCTCAACATTACTTCATCAGGAATGTCTGTGGATGTTTAAAAAATTAATTTATTTTTTTAAAATTATTATTGTAAATTTTATTTAACTTATATAATATAAAATATGAGTAGTCGCAGATTTATTGAGATCCAGCCATCCAACCAAGTTCCAACATCTAAAATATCATACCGAGCAGGAAATAATATTGTTTCTTTCCTGATTGGTGCAAGTGATATGATGCTAATTCCTAATTCTGTAAGATTACAAGGAAAAATTTCATTTTATAAATCTGATGGTGTAAAAGTTACTGCTGGTGATAAAGTAACTATTAATGAAAGGGTAGGAATTTATGGAGCATTAAATCAATTAATTATTAAAAATGGAAATCAGTCAGTTCTAGAACATCTAAAAAATTATAATAGGTTCATGTCTAGTTTCCTAGCATCGACCACAAGTGATAATGATACACACACACATTCTAATAATATGTGTCTTGTTGATAGTAATTTTGAGCTAATGAGGAAGGATGTAGTAGAAGCAGGTGTTCCTGTATCTTTTTGCTGTCCAATGCCGTCAGGAGTGCTTTCATCCAGTTCTCCAATACCAATGTCTAATGAATATGGTCTAAATGGAATGGTGCTAGATGTTGTATTAAATAGTGATGCTGATTTCCTATATGAAGAAGATGGTGATGGCTCAAAGATTTCAGATGCTTATTATGAATTGGAAGATGTAAAACTTATTGCAGAAGTAATTGATCCTGATGAAGCTACCATTTCTTCTCTATCAGCACAAAAAGAACAAGGTTTTTCATTTAATTCCTTTTCTACATATTATACAAGTATTAATTCTCAAAATGCTATTATTAATTTTTCATTAGCATTAAAAAATTGTATATCCGCATTTGTAAATTTCTGTCCATCTAAACATCTAAATAATCGTTCCTTTGATGGTGCTTCTACTCTACCAATTCTAAATTCTGATGGATCACCAGCAAAAATTAATTCTATCCTTTTTACTAGGGGTGGAACAGCATTTCCTACAATGTATCAGATTGATAGTATTAACAAGGATCAGCTAAAAACATGTAAATCACTCGATCCACAGATTACGGAAAGTTGGATGAATGCAATTAGAGATTGGACGCAGCCATTCCAACGCACACAAATTTCATCTAGAAACGCAAATTATAATATTGATGGTAGTGATAATAAAGTTATAGAAGGTGGTGCTAATTTTGGTGTTGGACAACTTTTCACTCTTTTTGATACAGGTGTAGATTTTAGTTCTCAAACTTTCGGTATCAATATGTCGGTAGATCTTACAAGTGATAA